AATATGTACAGTATTCAAACACAGCATCACACTACAAAAAAATGTATTTTGACGCTAAAAAACGTGATGAGCAATCAAAAGAAGCAAAAAATCAGTTGGAATTTGAAAAAAATCGCGATCTAGCACTAGAATGCAAGGCTAAAATTACAGATCTGTTTAAAAAAAATACTGAATAAAATAAAGAAAAGTATAAATAAAGTAAGTAAGGTAGAAACATTATGAATATATCAGAGTTTGAAAAACCCGCTAGTGAAAAATTAGCAAAAATCAATGAAACACTTGATACCCTATATGGTTTCAAAGTGTACGACACCATTGACATTAAAAAATTGTATGATGTCAAAAAAGATCTCAAAACAAAATTACAAGAGCTTGAGTCATCAATGCCTTTTAATGCATATTCAACAAATGCAAAGTATATGAAACATTTATTATTAGCAGAAGCAGTTGACAAAATGATTGAAGCCAAGAAAAAAGATCATGATAAAGATGGTGATATTGACTCTGATGATTATATGGCGGCCAAAGACAAGGCTATTAAAAAAGCAATGGGCAAAAAAGTTAAAGAAGGCGGTGTTGGAAACATGAAACTTGAAATGGAAGAAGATGCTGAACATATGAGCAAAGCAGAATTCATTAAAACACATGGCCAACGTTATGCTTACATCTGGGACAGAGTTCGAAAAGACATGAAAGGCGATCCACGTACCAATGAAGAGCTTACTGCAAAACAAAAAAAGTTACCAGCAGGATTACAAAAAGCAATTGCTAAAAAGCAAGGCAACAAACCAAAAGACAAGGTAGAAGAAAAAGTGGCATCATTAAAAGCACTATTAGAGCAAGAAGTTGAAAAAGCTGAAATTGTTATTGCGGCAAAAAGTCTTGTAGATGAATTACAAGATATGATTGAGCAACTTGGTAAAATGCAAAACGATGAATTAGGAGCAGTTGTTGATCAAATGTCATATCAATACGGAGCAGACAAGGCATCAGCATTTAATCAATCAGTTGCATCACAATTAGAGACACTACTTGGTTCATTAAAGTCAGCCAAAGAAGCAATCAACAATGAAGTATTAGTTTTAACTGGTGAAGCACCAGCACAGTCAGATATGGCTCCAGCAGATTCAGATCTAGGCGACATGGAAACTGACGCAGATGCAGGTACTGATTTGGAAGCACCAGCAGATGATTTAACTGGTGGAGATGATTCAGCAAGTGGCCCAGAAGAAAATCCATTAGGTAGAGCCGAAAAGGCTTAACCAATGAAAATCCTAGAAGTCATAGGTGAAGACAAATACATCAATCAACTAGATGCTGATATTAACACAGTAATCATTACCATGATGGCTAATGATGTATCTGAAATTTCTCTAGACGAGTTTCAACAACAACTACAAGGTCTAGGGTCAACAGTTGATAGTCAAGCACTAAGATCACATTTACTCAATAACGGAAAAATAAAATCAATCACTGGCGATAAAATAATACTAGATGTTCCTGCTAGTAATTCATCATTTAGCAATCAAGATGATACAGCGGATACAGTTTCTAAAATGGCCTCACAAGCGGCCAAATCTAGCATAGATAATTAATTGACATTTACACATTAAATTGTTATAATAATTAAATATGTTGGAAAATATACTATATTTCTTAACTAAAATCTGTGATTGACAGATTCTGTTTTTGTGCTATACTAAACACAATTAAGAGGAGTACAACAAATGGCAAATGTAGTAAATTGGTTATTAGGATTGTTTTTTCTGGATAAACCAGAACAAACAAAATCTAAAAAATCTCCAACAGTAAAAAAGGCTTCTTCAAAAAAAGTTGCTAAAATGAAAGCAACAGCAAAAAAGAAGAATGTGATTAAAAATTATGTTGGACGAAAACCAAAAAGTAGAAAATAAATCTTTATTAGTAGAAAAATTCCAATATCAACAATTCAAAAGAAAAAATGTTGATGGGCAACGATATTATGTAAATGCTGACGGCGATCCGGTGCCGTCAGTAACCTCTATACTTTCTAAAACCAAAGATATGACGGCTCTCAATGAGTGGAAAAAACGAGTAGGCGCCTCAGAAGCACAACGTATTGTAACTGAATCAGCAAATTTAGGTACAATCATGCACAAACATTTAGAATGTTATATTGAAGGTGTAGAAAGACCCAGCGGTACAAATCAAGTATATGTACAAGCAAAGAATCTAAGTGAAACTGTGATTGAGCATGGGCTTAAAAACGTTGATGAAGTTTGGGGTATAGAAACACATCTAGCATTTCCAGGATTGTACGGCGGAACAGCAGATTTAATTTGTGTGCATGAAGGAGTGCCTAGTATAGGTGACTTTAAAACATCACGTAAGTTTAAGAAAAAAGAATGGATTGAAGACTATTTTATGCAGGCATCTGCGTATGCACTGGCTCACAACGAAGTATATGGTACAGATATACAAAAAGGTGTGATTTTTATGGTTACACATGATAATGAATACCAACAATTTGTAGTAGAAGGCGAAGAATTTAAGTCATTTACAAATAAGTGGTTAGATAGAGTTGAAACTTATTACAAAATGAATAAATAGTAGTATATTGGAGTAGATCAACATGGCAACAACATATACTAGAATCAAAAATAGACGTGGAAATAAAGCAGACCTACCACAACCTCTTGCTGATGGTGAAATTGGTCTAGCACTAGACACACGTGAAGTATATATTGGTGCTGGCAATCAAGATCTACTAAACACAGATGTACAAGTTACACCATTTTTAAATGCACAATCTACAGTTGATGATTATCTAGGAAATTTAACATCATCAACTACAAACAATGGTATTTTGTTTTTTAATATCACAGGCACTGAAGTAGTAAGCCCTGCGGCTAATATTGCTCTTGCCTATAACACAACTAATTATGGTTTACCAACAGGTCATCCAAAAATATCAGGAGGCCTTGAAGAATCAGATCTAGTAGTTACCAAATATATAAATGGTATACCATATACTTATGATCCTAGTGAGTACACATTATCTTTTAATGCAACAACCACTTATTTGAATTTTATTGATGCAAACATTCCAGAAGTTGGATCAAAGTTGGTAGTATCTAAATGGACCAAAGAACAAATTACAGAACACCTAAGAGCTCGTGCTAGTTGGGAAGCAAGTGATAACACAGTATCATCTTACTACAAATGGCAAGAGGGAGATTTACTAAACAATCAAGTGTATGTTGATGTAACCACAGGCACAGGATTTGTACAATTTGTAACAGCAACAGAAAAAACAGATTTGCTAACAGCAAATGCAAGTGATTCAATCAATTTAATAGATGAACCAACAGCGATCAATCCTAGTTCTACATATGGAACATTTTTAGGAGAGCATACTACAATTCATTCTTCTCGTGAAGTTGAAATAGATTCAAATCTAAAAGTTGATCTAGACACACCACAACAAGCATATAATATTTCAAGATTCATAAACAAAAGACATGGTGCATCTGCAGGTGTATATCCTGCAAGAGTGGCAAGTAATATTGAAATATTTACTGAAGCAAGTTATCCACGTTATCAGACTAACCAATATGTTGCTTCAATGCAAACTGAAACTCTAACAAATAGTACCAATGGTACAATTTTAGAATATCCACTAACAGAATCAAATGTTTTCAAAATTGATTACAGTTTAAAATTAGGAACAGATTTTAGAACTGGAACAATTCACATCACAACAGATGGAACAATAACAGCAATCAATGATACACACGTTGAAACTGCATCAACATCTGATGTAACTTTTTCAGCGGCAATTAACAGTTCTAAACTACAGTTTAGATTTGCAAACGCTAATGCCTCTGACGCTAACTTATCATACAAAATAGAACGCTGGTTACAAGCCTAACCGCAGGTTGTTAACAGATTTTTTCTATTGTTATGAAATTAAATGTTGCTTTTATGATTAACATGAAAGTATAATTATTATTGTGTTGAAAAACAACAAAGAAAAGAATTAAGGTAAACAAAACGTAATGAATGCACTAAAAAATCAAGAAGAAATCTTTATCATTAAACGAGACGGACAACAGGAACCTCTAAATATTAACAAAGTACACAAAATGACAGAAGCCGCATGTGATGGCCTGTCAGGAGTGTCTTCATCATTGGTAGAAATGAATTCTGGTCTACAGTTTTCAAATGGAATGACCACACAACAAATTCAAGAAATTTTAATCAAATCAGCAAACGATTTAATAACACTAGAGAATCCTAACTATCAATATGTTGCGGCACGTCTATTATTGTTTACAATTAGAAAAGAAGTTTTTGGCAAACACATTGATCATGCTTATCAAGTACCACTACAGTTTCTAGTTGGTAGAAATGTTGAAAAGGGTTTATATGATTCAGCAATCATGAAACAGTACACAGATGAAGAATTTAAAACATTAGATTCTTATATTAAACATGACAGAGATTACAATTTTACCTATGCAGGTCTAAGACAGGTTGCAGACAAATATCTCGTACAAGATAGAAGTTCAGGTAAAGTATTTGAAACACCTCAATATATGTACATGCTGATTGCGGCTACACTGTTTGCTAACTATCCAAAAGAAACAAGAATGGGATACATTAAGAGATATTATGATGCAGTTTCAAAATTTAAAATTAATATTCCTACACCTGTTATGGCAGGTGTGCGTACACCACTAAGACAGTTTGCTTCGTGTGTGCTTGTTGATGTAGATGACACACTAGATAGTATTTTTGCAAGTGACATGGCCATAGGCAGATACATTGCTCAAAGAGCTGGTATTGGAATCAACGCAGGTAGAATACGTGGAATCAACTCACGTATCAGAGGAGGCGAAGTAGCCCACACTGGTGTTGTCCCGTTTCTAAAAAAGTTTGAAGCAACTGTGAGATGTTGTACACAAAATGGTGTGCGTGGTGGTAGTGCTACTGTGCATTTCCCAATTTGGCACCAAGAGATTGAAGATATCATTGTATTAAAAAATAACAAAGGCACAGAAGATAATAGAGTTAGAAAACTAGACTATTCAATTCAAATGTCAAAAATATTTTATGAAAGATTTATCAAAGGTGGAGACATTACACTGTTTTCACCACATGAAGTACCTGGCTTGTATGAAGCATTTGGTACACCAAAATTTGATGCACTATATAAAAAATATGAACAAGACAAAAAAATACCAAAAAAAACTATTCAGGCTCGCACACTAATTGGAGACATACTAAAAGAACGTGCAGAAACAGGTCGTATTTACATTATGAATGTTGACCACGCAAATGATCACAGCTCATTTATTGATCCTGTGCGTATGAGTAATTTATGTCAAGAAATTACACTACCAACTGATCCACTACAACACATTGATGGTAAAGGTGAAATTGCACTGTGTATTTTAAGTGCTATTAATGTTGGCACACTCAAAGATACAAAAGAGTTAGAATCACTGTGTGATCTTGCGGTGCGTGGACTAGAACAAATTATTGACTATCAAAAATATCCAGTTAAAGCGGCAGAAATTTCAACCAAAGCAAGACGTAGTTTAGGTATTGGATATATTGGACTTGCACACTATTTGGCTAAAAACAAAGTGATGTACAGTGACAAAGAAGCATGGCAGTTGGTAAACGAACTAACAGAAGCGTTTCAATATTATCTATTGAAAGCATCAAACGAAATTGCTAAAGAAAAGGGTGCCTGTGACTACTTCAAAAAAACAAAATATTCAAAAGGCATTCTACCAATTGACACATATAAAAAAGATGTTGATGCTATTGTATCTGCAAAATTAACCATGGATTGGGAAAAACTAAGAAAAGATATTGTTGAGCATGGGTTAAGACACTCAACACTATCTGCACAAATGCCAAGTGAGTCATCCAGTGTTGTAGGCAATGCAACCAACGGCATTGAACCACCAAGAGCATATTTGAGTATTAAAAAAAGCAAAAAAGGTCCACTAAAACAAATAGTACCACAGTATGAAACATACAAAAAATACTACACACTGTTATGGGATATGCCCAGCAATGAAGGCTATATTAATATTGTTGCGGCAATGCAGAAATATTTTGATCAAGCAATTTCAGGTAACTGGAGTTACAATCCAACAAAATTTGAAAACAATGAAGTTCCTATGAGTGTGTTGACCAAAGATTTTTTACAAACATACAAACTTGGTTGGAAAACATCATATTACCAAAACACCTATGATTTTAAAGGTGAAGAACCAAATATAACTGACCAAGAAAATGTAAGCACACTAGATGAGGCAATTGCCAGTGCTGAAGAACATCAATCACAGCAAGACGAAGAAGCATGTGATTCATGTACGATTTAATAAATATTGACACACACAAGAAAGAGTATATAATATAACTATGGCAAAAACAGTATTTAATAGAAATGAAGTAGACTTTACCAAAGAGCCAATGTTTTTTGGAGAAGATCAAAGTGTGCAGAGATATGATGTCTTTAAATATCCTGCATTGGACAAACTCAATCAAACCATGCTTGGTTATTTTTGGAGACCAGAAGAAGTAAGTCTACAAAAAGATCGTGCTGATTATCAAAATTTTCGTCCTGAACAAAAACATATTTTTACATCAAATTTGAAATATCAAACACTGCTTGATTCAGTTCAAGGCAGAGGTCCTAGTTTGGCTTTTTTACCGTATGTATCAAATCCAGAACTAGAAGGTTGTATTGTTACTTGGGATTTCTTTGAAACAATTCACTCACGTTCATATACACACATTATGAAAAATGTGTATGCTGATCCAACTGAAGTATTTGACACAATTTTAAATGATGAAGAAATTTTAAAAAGAGCAGTATCAGTTACAGAAAACTATGATACATTTTCTAAAATGGCAGAAGACTATTTTGTCAAAGGCAAAGGCGATATACTTGATGTTAAACGTCAATTGTATCTTGCAATGATTAATGTAAACATTTTAGAAGGTTTACGTTTCTATGTATCATTTGCTTGTACTTTTGCATTTGGTGAATTAAAGTTAATGGAAGGATCAGCAAAGATCATTTCACTTATTGCACGTGATGAAGCAACACACTTAAACTTGTCAACACAGGTTATCAAAAACTGGCACAAAGGTGATGATGCTGGGATGACCAAAGCAATTAAAGGTTTAGATAATACAGTAATTGACATGTTTAAAAAATGTGTAGAAGAAGAAAAAGCATGGGCACAGCATTTATTCAAAGATGGATCAATCATTGGATTAAATGAAAAGTTGTTGGGCAACTATGTTGAATGGATTGCAAACAAAAGATTAAAAGCAATAGGTTATGAGCCAATTTATGATCAACCTGCTAATGCTAATCCTTTACCATGGACAGCAAATTGGTTATCAAGTGCAGGTATGCAGGTTGCTCCACAAGAAACAGAAGTTGAAAGTTATATTATTGGCGGACTAAAACAAGACGTAGATGATAAAACTTTTGAAGATTTTGAGCTATAAGGTGAAATGGGTTTTAAAAAATCAAAAAGAAAATTTTGTAGTACTAGGAACAAGTAATGTTCAAGAAAAACATGCGCCACAATATGTACAACGTGGATATTACGTTAATCCAAAAAAAGACAAACGATGGCCAGAAGTATTTTCTGACAAATTAGGTTATACAAATCATACTAACTGTGGAGTAAACGGTATGGGAATTTCAACCTATTATCCAAGATTATTATCTATAGTAAATGAATTAAATCCAAATTTTCTTCTTATTGAAATACCTTGTCAAGGAAGATGGGAAATTTCTTTTGATAATAACCAATACAACAGTGGTGATATTTACACTAACGACCATTGGAAAAATCTAATATATCAAACACATCTATATTTATATAATAACGGTGATATTGGTATAGATCCAAAAAACACTGATAAGTTTCAAAAATTAGATAACAAACAAATACCAGCATCAGTATTGAAAGATGCAATTAGTTTACAATTATATTATAATCAAACATATTATGATGATTTAATTTTTTCACAAGTGATTATAATATCTGAATATTTAAAAAATAAAAAAATTCCTTTTGCTTGGTTTAATTATAATTTTGGAATTGACGTAGACATGTTTAGAAAGTATAATATTGAGTGTATTAATAGAATAATTAATTATCAAAAACTAGAAGATTATGTTATTGAAAATTATAGTCCAGATCCAGATGTAGGATTTTGTGCAGATGGAGGACATTTAAATAGCAAATATTGGAGAATGCTAGTAGATGATGTTTTTATTCCTTATTTTAAAAATAGAAAGTAAAAAATGCTAAAACAAAAACTAAACAAAGATGACATTGTGGTATTTCGTACTGTAGGTAGTGATGAAGTGGTTGGTAAATTAATAGAAGAAACAGATACATCTTATAGAGTATCTAAACCACTAGCACTAGCAATGACTCAACAAGGAGTTGGAATGACAGCGTATATGATTATGGCTGATCCAGAAGCAACTTTTGAGTTTTTAAAAAGTACTATAATTACAGCAGTTTTGGCTAATAAACAAGCCAAAGACGCTTATACAAAAAGTACGTCAAAAATTGTTACTCCTAGTACACCTTCTATAGTTACATAATAAATACTATTATAATAGGAGAAGCAAATGCCACAAGTAGCAAGAATAGGTGATGCAGACACAAACCATCCGCCATGTGCGGCCGGATCGTGTGCAACAGGTTCGCCAAATGTA